AGCTGTTGATCTAAAGTCCAAGGTGCTTGTTTTTCGTAGACTTTCCAGGTGCCGCTTGGTTGTGTGCCAAATGGTTGTCCTTGGACCGCATCAGTTTGTGCATCATCATCGATCCAAATCTTATCCCCCACTTTCCAACCATTTGGTGGATTGCTTAAACCATAGATACGTGAATCTTCCATATAAAGGAATCTCATGCTGTCCATACGGAATAAAATACCTTGGCCTTGTTCTGTAGTTAGATTTGTTAGGTTAGCAGCATTACCTGCATAGTCGACCATGACGCTGCTTTGGCTAACAACTTTATAAACCTGATAAAATCCGTTGAATCCATCGATAAAGTCTTTAACTAGAAATACACTGCCAACTACAAACTTGTGTGGTTTCTGCATGGTGAAAGTCACACGATTGTTTAATGAGTTCGCAACCTCAACGACGAAATTGTTAGTTTCAGTTACACGATATACGTTCCAGTCTTGGGTAAAATCTTTAGCACACCAAATAAGATAACCACTGCCCATTTCCGCAATCTTGCCATCTAGATCAACATAGTTCGCGAGATCAAATATAGTTGTATCTACGTCATCGATGTTTACATACCCTGCGGTAGGAATATCGTTGTCATAGTCGCTAGATGCAGTGCGATTAAGGGCGATGTTACCAGTATAAGTTCCGTATGATTTGAAAAGCTGTGACTTATTGAATGTTGTGATACCGTCTGCGAGGTTATTATCTGCTTCAGCAACAAAACGTGCTATGCTTGGGTTAACACCAAATGCATTTTCATCTAATGGTATTTCTACAAAGGGATTAGTGTCTAGTGCACCATACTCACCAACACGCATAGCCCATTCTTCGTAGAAACTAATATCGCTGGATAGGTTGTTGAATGTGGCTTTCAGCATCTGGTTCACTGCATTGGCTGTGCCTTTCTGTGCGATAAATCCCTTATAGAATTCAATTTGTGTGGTTTCTGTTACGCCAAGATCGCTAAGATACTGGCGAGGTTTAAATCCAATCAGCGCATGGCTATACCCTAACTGATTGTGATCTTTAATATCAGCATAAGAATCGTAATATCCTTGGCTCTGCACTGCCAGTGTTGAGAAGTTAGATAGGAGTCCACCTTGTATTTGATTTTGATCTATCTGTTGCCAATATTGGAATTCAAACGTGGTGCTGGCCACAACATCTTGTAAAGCTGTGTAGTATTGGCTCTTGTATTTGACCAGATCTCCTTTGAGATAATCACGGCCTTGGCTCCAATCTTTAACGACTCCATTGTAGTATACGAACCCAGGAGCAGTTAAACTACCATCCCATGCACCCGTCTTCTGACCAATTAGTTTTAGTCGATATTGACGATTGCCGCTTTCTGGTTGATAGATAACATCGTTGAATACCGTAGTGTTGTCAAATATCAACGCATGCTCATACTGCACTAGATCTATTTCAACATAAGCGATCACTGAAGCAGGATCAGTTAGTGTTAATTTAAAACTACTAGGAGTCCTTAAGACATCATAGTTGTTATTTCTAACCAGGTTAAAGTTTTGATCTAAGACTTTACTACTGTATTGACTATCTTCTATACCTGATGTGATAGCACCCACAGTCACAGCATTCAGTGTTTCAGCTACCGGACTTAATACCAAGATACTGCCAGAGCGCCAACCTTGTTGTGCCCAATACAAGAATTCTTTTACTGACAGTTTCCAGTTGCGCATTTCGTTCAACTGTGGATCCATATTAGTGAACGTAAAGCCCTGTGATATCAGATATCTTTCATAACTAACTAAGAAATCTGCGACCTGTTGTTGTGTAGTGAATTCATATCCATAAGGAATATTAAGTTTTAAGTTTTGATAGTTATTGAATATAGTAGCACTGCTGTTCAATACTGTGATCTTATAGGCATTGCTGTTGACCACGCTTGGTATGATAGTAAAGAAGCTGTTAAACAGATCATATCCTCTAACTGACCATCCTAGATCAGTTTTTTCAACTATCACAGCACTGTAGATCAATTTGTCTATAGGTATCGGATTTTCATTTAAGAAAATACTATAATTTTCATTAGGGATCAAGATACTGTCATTAGTGCTGGTTGGACTAACCTGTTCTGCTAGGATCTGCAGATATTTTTGATCTGTGAACCCAGCGGCTTTATAGGCTAGATTTACTTGATATTTTTTCAACAGTGGTAATATATAAGTCGATGGAGTAATGCCTTGGCTGATAAGATAATCAGCTATCCAGTTGATGTATCCAGCACCTCTATATACTGCACCAGTGACTGGATTAGTATCACCATTGAAGTCGATCGCATCTTGTGTAATGTGATGGTTAGTTGTTCGTAATAGATATTGTTGTGATCCTACTACCTCGCCGGTCTCCGTTTCATCGATAGTATAAAGCGAATTTACATAAGAATAATTGTAGGTATCAATCAGTGACCCAAAATATTTCGCTGGTTTACTTAGAGCCAGTGCCTGTTGCACAGCATAAGGAAACTCACTGCTTAGTCGCCAAGCAAATTCAGTTGGGCCATATTGTCCTATGCTCCAAGCGCCAGCTGCACGTCGGGTATTAAACGATCTCGTTAGTATTTGATTTGGCGCTAGCAGATTACCGTTTTCATCTACTGGAATAACATTAGACAGTCCAGGACGAGCATAGTTTAAGTCTACACCTGCACGATCTCCGAAACGTATAAGACCTGCTTCTAGATCATCCCATAAGAGTTTGTTGCCGCCTGTGTATGGTCCAGGACCGTAGTAGTCCTCCCACCAGTCTGGTTCAGCTGAAAATCCCAGCATCTCCCATGGCATGATATGAGGACGGAACGTATCATAAAAATACTGATAACAAGCACGCCATGATCCTGGCAGTTGTAATCCATCGATGATGTCGGTGCTGCCAGCATAATTCCAAGTAAACGGATCATTAGGATCAAATGTATCATTGGTGCTGAAATCTAATTTGTTATTACCTATCCAGTTTAGGAAATATATAGATATCAACTGAGTGATATCATCAAGCTCATAATCACTATCACGGAATTTGCCAGGAACCACGGTGAATATATCACCAAATGTTCCAGTCAGCGGCAGCTTAATATTGTTATAGATACGTTTTTCTAGTTCTAATAAAAAGTCATCACGGAAATCTCCAAATGCCGGAGTTATGCTACCATCATGCCCTTGTATGACTGTGGTCGGTGTTCTATAGGTATCATCTAAGAATGTTTTAGGAACAAATTTTGGCCATAGACCTAATTTAGTAGGTGTTTCTGGTATATAGTTACCATCAGTGTTGCTGTATTCTACTATCTTGATTACATCGTCTACTTCTAAAGCGATTAGGAAATCAATCGAAGGTGTCGTGGTGCTAAAGGTATAGTCTACATCTTTAAGTAGTTGCACATCATTGCGATAAACTAATACTGCTTTGTTACTGAGTTCTTGATCATTGAAAATATTAGTGATCTCATAGTTGGTTTTTAGTGGATCAAATACCAAGAAGCCATCTATGCCTGTCTGTTGGCTTACTGTAGTTTTTAACGGACCATAGGGGACCATATCACTGTAGAACCACGGGAATGTTTTGTTCTTGACTTGATTGATTTTAGCTAGTATTAAATCAACACTGGTTATTGGATCTGTTGGATCTATACCTGTTAATGTTGTGCTGAGTTCAAGGAACTTGTTTTTAAATTTGGTATACTCTTGTTGTGCATACCGCAAGCTGTTGATAAAGTTTGCAGTATTATCTATCAAGAACAGGCTGGCATAGGGAGTTGGACTACTGTGTTGTAGGATAGTTCCGCCTTGTTGCTTGATGTCGATATCTCGTAAATTACTTTGTCCTAGGATATTACCATCAAGTATCGTGCTGTTCTGACCTAATGCGATCAAATGGTTACGTATCTGGCCTAGTGTTAATGTAGCGATATCAGCATTCTGCGCATTTAGATCTAAGTTTTGTGGCACTTGATAGAAGCCTAGTTTACTGATCTCTGGACTGTAGATTAATATGTCGATTTGATCTCCTACAGTCAGTGTGGTTGATAATGTTATCGCGCTGTTAGCTAATGTCCACTGTGTTGGTTGCAGATACTGGAAGTTTTGGAAAACTTTGGTATAAGGTATAGTAGATGCTGTAGATGGGGTTATGTCAATCACAAACGGATTATTAGTGCCGTCAAACACATAACTGATCTGTTGATATTGACGGCTAGGTTCTGGAACTGTCAGCCAGGTATTCCTAGGCTGTAGAGTTTCTGCTGTGATAATTTTTTGTAAATATCCAAGACTGATCAATTTGGTAACGATAACGCCTGTATCATCTACATAACTGAAAGTATCAGTATTAAAATAGTTTTGGAAATTGATATCACCTTGTGTTTGGAAATTTTTATAGCTGAGATAAAAATCAGTTACAGGGTTATTATTGCTGTCATATATCACAGGTATGATACCTTGGCTCAGTATCGGATCAGCTACACCTGAAGTAGCTCTCACATAGCCAAATAGCTGTGTTCCAGTAAATGTGCTTCTAGTATATGTAGAATAACTCTTGCCTGTGGAGTCTAATACATCAAATAATGGAGGTTGTTGTAGTGCTGTCTTGGCTTGGCTTGCGTTCCAATTGACTCCGTCATACCACCAAGGATCTCCCTTGTATTTGCCAAGTTTAACTACAGTAGTAGAGTAAGCAACTACATCACCATCCTCGGCTAAAGTCAACTCAATATGTTTGTCGCCAGTTGGTAATCCTTGATCATCTACTTCGTATTGGATCAGATTTAATACGTAAATCTTATTACGGACCAGAGGATCGTCGTCGACACCAAAGATCACACGCATGCCATCAAATAGTGTGACTCCGAATGCTGTCGTATAGGTCTGACCTTGGAGTTCAGTAAAAGCATTTCGTGTATCAGTATCTAGTATATCAATGGGTGCTAGACCAATGCGGCCTTCATTAATCAACTGCATATCACAGTCAAACTGCACGATAGGACGCTGAGCTCGGCTGGCTTGATCAAATACTGGAGTAGTGTTATTATATTCTGCTGTAGCCAGCAATACATCAATGTGGAACCAACGATTGTTTCGTGACCATGCGTTGCGATCTAAGCTAGCACGATTTATAGTGATATAATCAGGAAATGTTTCAGTAGGATAATTTAGTATCAATTCATTATTATAGGCTTCTGGTGTGATCAACTCGTCTACTGGAACTAGTCGTATACCACCATTTAAAAGGCCCGTATCTCCCACTTGTTCTACATAGTATTGGCGATTTTGATACTTTGCTGGAGTTACATCATCCCCAAATTGAATCTTTAGTCCTGATGTAAATTCAACACCATTTGGGCTGGTATAATTTTCTTGTCCTAATATGTCTGTGTTAACATCTATAGTCCATGCATTGTATTCTACTACTTTAACATTGGTGTAGATATCACTGCGGACTCCGTCCTGGATCCAAAGTTCATCTAGTTGGCTGCTAATTAAAGGAACTTGTTTTAAGAAACCGTCATAGTCTTTATAATATTCTTTGTTAGCGTTGGCAACACCAAATCTCACATATACTTTTTCGTCAACGTTAACCGCTTGTTCATAGATTAATCGCACCACAGGATCATTGGATCCATCAGCATTAGTGATTCCGGCATTGACATAAACCACGCGGAACACTCCATAGCGTTCAGCTTCAGGAACAACATACCCAGCATCAAATCCTGGAGCAGTAAATGTATAAGTGCCAGACGCTGTGGTAGTAAGATTAGCACTGAGTGTTACGTTAGCGTTAGCTGAATCAATACTGACTATAGTAGTTCCACTTGGGATACCTGTGCCAGAAACTTCTAGATTAGCTATCAGTTTGTCTGTAGAACTTAATGTGATAATGTTTGTGCCTGATGTGCCGGCTGTCGCAGATGGTGTTGACACAACAACATTACCATAGGTCCATACTTCATCACCAACATTGGTTGCTAATTGGACATTGACAAATACCAGATGTTTGCCATTGAGTTGTCCCGTGATACCACCATACTGAGGATAGTTATCTAAGAACGTCGATAATAACTGATTATTGAATCTGCTGAATGGTAGTGTATTAAATGGTGTCGCATAGTCTACGTTATAGACAGTTTGCATAGCTAGGAATCTATCCTGTGCTGTAGCAGATGGCACATTAAATGTTACGGTTCCGCTGTCGGCGCCATTGTTATCAACGCCTAGTATATCTCGTGAACTTAAAGTTGGTGTAGCTGATACCGCGCCGTCAACACCTAGTTCAGTTTGTATCCAGAAAGGATATCCTGGTTGATCGACCACGAATCTATAGACGCCGCCACGAGCTAAGATAATACTATTATCTACTACACCATTGTTCTTAAAGATATAACGACCATTGGCTGAATCGCGTGTTACAATATAGGTTATGTCGAGATCCAGACCATTGGTGCTGACTTCTACTGGATCAGGACCATCAGGCAACCAATAGTATTGGCTGAAGTTAACGAATTTGTCAAAGCTGATCTTAGGATCGAATGTGTAATATTCTTGTTCAAATAGTCTACTGTGATCTGTGACAATGCCGCCATAATAACTAATCTTATCTAGTAGATCAACATAAGTGGCAAAGAAAGTAGTATTTTGTTGTGTATTCTTTATTACGATACTAGGTTCTAGTTGATAGTTTTGGCGATCAGCTGTAGATTCTAAGACATAACTGTCAGTGCTTTTATATGTGGGAGCGAATCTGCGACCAATATAACCATACAATGTCATAAAGTCAGGATCTGATACCAATTGATCCATAGTGGCTGACAAGAATTTTTGATTCGTATCAGATCTAAAGGTAGTCGGTAAAAAATTATATGTTTTTCTTTCAGCCATTATATTCCCAATTAAGCAGTAATAAGTGCACCAGTTTGATTAATCTGTGCGGCAGTGATAGCACTGATTATCTTGACATCATTCACTGTCGCGGCACTGGTAATAATTTCATTGATTTCACAGTTAACCTGCATCAAGCTACCAAACACGCTGGCTTCGTTGGCCGGCACGATAATGATACTGCTGATATTTGGCACTAGTTGCACGTGTAGGTAGGCCGCAAGCTCACTGAAATAGAATGTTTCACCAAAGTCCCAGTTCTCTACAGCAAAATAACTGTTAATGGCAGAGATGATGATAGTATCGCTGACTGCCTTATATTCATCTAAACTACTGTAGTTTGTTTCTAATTCTTCGCTGGTAGGTAAGCTAGGTTCAGTGATAGTGCCAGTGATGTCTTGTGCCCAAGCTAGATAGTCGATACTGTATTGTTGTGTAAGGATATACAAGTCGATAATATTATTAGGGCTTGGATCAATACGTCGGTTGTTTGGACTATTGTGGCGATATTGAAAATACAGATCCTGGCGACCAAGCCTTGCGATATAAGTTTCTGGTGGGCTCAATGTTGTGGTCAGATTTAATGTGTATACCTCCCCACTAATTGATAGTTTATAGAATTTGTCTTCAGGAGCGATATAGAACAATTGACCATTTTGAAACAGAGTGGCTGCTACCTGTGCATCTCGTAGGGTAGCATACTGTGATACCACTAGATCGTTGCTGACTGGAGTTTCTGTTACGAAATTATCGTAACCAGTCGTTGATTCAAAGTAAACATACTTGTTAGTTATATCCACATTAGGATTGACTAGTAGTTCAAATAGTTCGGGATTATCTGGTATACCATCATTGTCGCTATCGCTGAATGTAACATATATCCTGTTGATGTCTACATATCCATCAACCTCAGTGATGCTCTTATAGATATTCCAGATATAATCTAATGCCAGAGGCTCGCTGTTATCCGGTTGGGTATTGACTTTCAATATTTTAATCTGATCTTTAACTGTTAAACCTGTTGACGCATCAAAAATCTTAGTAGTGCCATCATAATAAAAGTTGGTTTCCTGAACGCTTTCAAAAACATAATCAAGTCCACGATATGATACTGTGTATGTTTTACCTACTGTCTGGAATGCTATCAACCAACTGCTGTCTAGTGCATTGCCACTGGTATCACCGGCATAGGTCAAACTAAATTCATCTGTGGTATTTAAATTCTGTGGAGCTATGATAGTCCATGCAGCTGTGTCCACATCATAACGAAGGCCAAAATTAGCAAAAGCCTGTATATATCCTACCATGGTTGATACCAACGATGTTGAGAATGCATTATTAAATACTGCAAAAACTCGATCAGCTTCTGCGGTCTCATTGGGAGGAAGAATCTGATTGATAGTAACAGGACCATCACCATTGCTCAAATTACCCTGTCCGCCATTGGTTCCATCTCCTACTACCAATTCAATAGCTGCATATACATAATATTTGTCACCTGGGTTGCGCGGTATTCCTGTTTTTATTCGATTCTGTGAATCAAAATAATTGCCTGCGCCTGCTGAGAACTTAACTATAGAACTCTGTGTGATATATTTGTTGGCACTAGTTACCGCAGCTCCAATCTGTAGGATCTTGCCATCGCTGTCTTCAAAATATCCTGTGCAGCCATTGGCGATCACGGTCGAAGTGTGCCAATAAGTATCTGTCAGATCTATCAGAGGATAGTGTGCATAGAAAAATTGTAGAGTTTCTGGTGCAGACGCTATGGTCGCTATGCGATCGTAGATCACTCGATAGATGTCGTTAGTAGTAAAGTAATCAAAGCTAAATGTATTAACAGTGTTATCTCTATATAAGATACCGTCCTGTGCAAAGATGTTGGTGCTGGAATATTTGCCAGTAACATCGATAACATCTAGATAACGACTGATACCTGAACTGGTTCTATTCACTGCTTTGACTTTTAATACGTCTGTGAATAATGTATAGGGTAAGATATTATAGTCTTCACCTGTGACCATACGATTCTGTGTATAGAATTGTTGTGGTGCTTTTTGTTTTACACTGTCAAGGCTTTCACGTGTGGTAGCATTAGCCACAGTATACTGTAGGCTAGCAGTAATAGTGATAGTTTCGACACGACCAGTAGCACTGACGTAGTTGATAGGTATAACCAGACCTTGCATTTCGTCTGGGGTGATCTTATATTGTAGACCATTGCTGACACGATAGTATAATCTATAATTACCTTGCGGGATATTAGCGAATGATCCGTCACCAAAGATTAGATCAATCTGATCACCAGCACGTGTGTTTACCTGATAAATGTTCTTGTTTAGTGTGGCATTATAGATAACATTGGTATTAGCCACTGCTGGAACTTTTTCCCATAGAGTATCTAGATTACCATTGCTGTCTAAGCTATATAACCAAACATCAGTGTTGTTGATATTATTTGCGTTAACTGCGTATACACGATTAGGAATACTTTCAGCTAGATTAAAATCTAGGCTTTTGAGTTCACCTTGTTTAAAATATAAGAAGTAACCAGTGTTGGCACTACCATTACCTAGATTGTCATTCTTGTATAGGAAATTAAACGGAGCATTTAGCTTAGGATCAGCTTCATAGATGTAAGTTTCGCCCGAGCTGGTGGGGCTTACTATCTCAAAACTCATCTGTGTGCCTGCTACAGTGGATTTAATACTGTATGTAGATAAAATATTAGGCACTAGATTGATCTGATATTCTTCGTTAGTTATACCATTGATGATCTGTGTATATGCAGGCTTACCTACTGCTTGATTGTTGACCAAACTAGCATTGATTACCATGGTCATCTGTTCTAACCAGTTGCTGTTGCCTGCATCAGCCCAGTTAATCACTAATCCAGCAAGATTTAATCCATTGCTGTCATAGACGTTTTCTGTGGTGCTGACGCTGTCAAATTTTAAGAATCCTCGGCTGTTGACATTGCGTTTGGGATTATAGCTGATCAAACGTGCGAGTTTAAGTATACTGTCACGGCGTTGTGCTGTGTCAATGAAGTTTTCACGTGCATTTAAATCTGCACGGAAAGCAAGACTTTGTCCTAAGAATGCAACCATATCAATCAATGCGATAAATTCGCTTGATTCGATGAAGTCGTTAAAGTCTTCTGGATAGTATAACTGTAGATAACTGACCATGCTGGCACGAAGTGTTTCGTAGTCGTAGCTCTGGAAGTCAGCATTGCGGAATGATTGATATAGCTTAGTCCAATCTTCTGCAACTAATAAACTGGTTTGTCGTGTGGTGGTTGCCATGCTATTTCCCTATTATGTAGTATTTATCAGGAAAATAAACTGTGTAGTTAATTACTGTGCTGAGAGTGTGTTAGTTTGATTGTTGAAGTTCATCAACATTAGATTAGTTTGATTTGTGGGCACGTAGCGTAATTGTAGCTCTATTTGTATACCTTGATCATACTCTGTGATAACGATATTATCAAAGCTCACACGTGGATCATAGCTGGCTATAGCTTTGATGTCTGTGGCGATAACGCTCTTTAGGTCATCAGTAAAGGGTTCGTGTAGGACATTCCAGATGATAGTGCCAAAGTTTGGGCGCATCAGCTTTTCACCTTTGCGTATGTTGAAATGATTGATGATATCCTGCTTGATCAAGTCAAAATCAGTCAGGCGGAAGTTCCTGCTGGGTGCTAGAGTGCTGAATCCTTTATATGTAGTAGCCATATTAATATTTAGCCTTGGTTAACTTCCTGGACTTTTGAAGCTAATAGTGATGCCGCATACTTGCCTTGGTTAAAGAATTCTGCACCAGTGCCGCTGCCGTTTCTGAAAGTTTTAGCCAGATCTGGAGTTAGTTTGTGTGCTACTGCCAGCATACCAGCTACATCGTCAGCTGATTGATCTGAAGTGATCGCTCCGCTGGCTACCATGCTGGTATAGTTGGTTTTGGTTATGTCTAGCATGGCAGATTCCTGTTCAGCAGTATTGGTCAAGAAAGTATTAACACTGTCTATGCCGTTTTTACCGATCCAGCTGTTAGGATTCTGTAGATCTTCATTGCTGGCCACTGTGCTTTTTACGTATCCACCAGACACCAGCGATTTGTAATCAAATTGATATTTGCCCACAGCACCAGTAGTAGCGTCTACTGAACTGTAGTCGTTACCTTGCCCTAGCTGTGCCATGAGTGCCGTGGTTTGATCCTGGCTTAGTGATCCAACAGGTTCTCCAGCTGGCGGTTGATTTCTTAGATCTTTTAGCGTGGCAGGAGTTTGCACGCCTGCACCGCCCGCGGTTTTAGTAGCATCAATAGTGCCTCTATAGGGTTTGGGCTGTATACCTGGGCTAGTTGGTTTAAAAAATACACCGTTGTCACCTCTAGCAAAAGGTTCGTGTGTGGGTGCTACTGTTACTATAGAATTCAGTGCGTCTGGGACTATGCGCCAAACTCCGCTATTTAATGCCGCATTTGGTAATGAATTTACCTGTAGAGGGTCTACGCCTTTAACTGGCACAGTTTTGCCGCTGTTCTGATAGATACCCGATCCTTCTGTAGCAAATGTGCCACTGGCACGCAGAGACATCGAAGCCGCTGATTCTACGTTAAATGCCGCACCTGATTTAAATTCTGTTAGTCCAAACGATTCTACTTTCAAAGAGCTGGTTAATAATTCTGTTTTAGTAGTTTCTAATTTAATCTGCAGAGCAGATTTCATGTTGATATCACCACCAGCATTGAGATTTATATCTGCATCGCTGTGTAGATTCAGTGTGCCTTCACTGCGGACATTAAAAGATCCAGATGCATAAGCACTGATACTACCATCAGATCCTAGTTCGATCCAGCTACCACCATCTGCATGCGAGATATAGATAGTTTGATTTGTGTCATGCATTAG